GGCGTGACCCTAGGCGAGATGCGTGAGACAGCGAAGGGAATCCGTCAGTTCTCTGAAGAGACACTTGACGTTCTTTCCTACCTCGCTAAGACTGCGCGTCGTGCCAAGAGAGAGGTGGTAAAAGAGATCCTTGGTATCAAACCAGGAACTCGTAAAGCACCACCATGGCTCAAGAAACCCGATCAGAAATTGATTAATGGGTGGCTTGAATACCAGTTCTCTGTGAAGCCTTTACTTGGGGATATCCAGTCCTCAGGTGAAGCATTGTCCGATCTCCTATTTGAAGAGAATCGTCCGATGAGGATGAAGATCAAAGTAGGAGCGTCCGACCGGACGACTACCACTTATACAAGTGGTGGTCCAACGTCGAATAGTTGGGATGGATCGACGGGCGCGGAAACGCGCACGTCGTGTCACATCAGCGCTGTATACGATGTGACCCCAACGTCGGCCCGCACGATGCAACAGCTTGGACTTGGCAATCCAGCTGCCGTCGCGTGGGAGCTAACTACTCTATCCTGGATGGTTGATTACGTCTGGGGTGTGGGTGATTGGCTCAATAGTTTAACACGTATTGATGGGGCCACCTTCGTCGAAGGTTCCTTGACACGCGTGCAACGTTGCAGTACAGCAGGACCAGTAAACTTCACTCCTCGGAGTGGAGTTGTGCTCTTAAAGGGGTTCGATGACTACGAACTTACTTTTGAGGCTGGCAGGATGCAACGCATCGTCCTTTCGGACGTTGCCCCTGGTCAACTTCCTGCTTTCCGCAGCCGCCTCGGCCTAACGCAAATGGCCAATTCTCTGGCGGTCCTTAGCAAACTTCTACGCTAACAGCGTATACAATCGGAGACATCCTCGATGTCGAATTTGGTTCTCAACACTAAGACGTATACCGGTGCAGGCCTTGTTAATGGCCTGGTATCGTGGATCGAGCGGTCCCTGGGCATTGCCTCGGGATTCTCGGTCACTCGCTCCTCGCTTCGGACTGACCCTGAGAAGGGCGGTAAGGTGCGTGGCAAGTGGGATATCGATATGCCGATCGTGGCAACCGAGAGCTCAGCGTGTAGCTGTGCTGGTGACGTTCTCCGCACTGCGGATGCGAACATCAGCTTCCGGCTGGACAAAGGGCTTACCCTCGCCGAACGAACGGACTTCGCGCTGAGGCTCAAGGATTTGGTGGCATCCGCCCAATTCCAGGCGAGCATTATCAACCTTGAGCAGCAGACCTGATTCATGTCTGCACGGGCGCGATTAGCCCGTTCTTCGCGTAGCCTAGCAGCCCTCGGCAGCTAGGTAGGCATAACTACGAACGGAGTTATGAACATGATCCGACGGATCCCTATTCGTTCCGGTGATGCAATTGCATGTAAACTTGCCAGTGCGCTCTCGATAGAGAACGACGAGGCGGCAATTGAGAGCAGTACGCTCGATTTATGCCGTGAATTTGCATTTTCTGCTGAAAATGCTGAGGACTTTAGTCTTTGGTATCTACGCAGCGAGTGTTTCTCGAAGTTCCAAACCTCCAACCAATCGGAGGATCGGAAGCGCGTTGCGCTTGGTAAGTTTTACATGGCGGAATCGCTAGCCGAGGATGCAAATTCTCGACTGGTTGATCCGTGGACTCGCCCCAATCTCGATCAGAGAGTGTGGCGGAGGGCTCGTGCGCTCGCGCACGATATCCTTGGACCGTTTCCATGGGAGACATTTCCATGGATGTGCGGTTTCGGTCCCGGTGCTTCGGGTAGCCTGCGTCGTGCCGACGCTAGCCACCAAAAGAAATGGGTTGCGTCTACCCATATCACCGCGAAAGCGATTCCCTACTACGCTGCTTTTAAGGCGTGGAGTACCCTTGACCTCCCACAGAAACTCGTGGTGGTTGAGGCGAACAGGGTTACCACTGTGCCTAAGTCGTACAAGACCGATCGCGTGATAGCGATTGAGCCAGACTGG